TATTGTCTCGATACGTTTTTCCCCGATGCGGGCCGAAAGGATAAGGCAATCATTACGCTTGTAATACCCATTTGTATATACGCAATGGTGCATTGCTTTCCCCTCTTGGTAGAACTGGGTTATACTTTCCAATGGACGGATAGTTATACTTCCGTCCGTTATCTCCAAACCGAAGAACTTCTCCATTCTCTTGTAGAACTGAATAATACTTTCCCTACGTTCTTTTTCAAGACGGATTGCCGCCATCCTTTCCCTATCTCTGCGAAGCTTTGCTTCAATGCTCCTTTTCTTATTCATCAGCAAATCATGCTCGACTTTCAGATTCTTGGGACATATATATTTGGCGTTACGTACGTCTTTCTTGAAATAGAGCAGCAGGTCAATGTAATCATTCCACATACTGGCATCCTTGATGATGTAGTGATTACGGTTACAGATATTGAAAGATGGCTTGTACCGAAGCTGATAATACCCTTCCTTAGCCATGTGTTTAAGCATTGCCATCTGCTTTGTTTTCAAACAGAGTTCGGCATCATTGTTACCAGTTAAGAGCGATCGTATAAGCCTCGACGGATTGACATCAGGAAAATTCCGGCCTATACCACGTTTCTTCAACTCCGGAAGAACCTCTATCTTACGATATAACCATCCATGTATAGAATACACATCACCATAACTGTAATAACCACTACCGTATTCGTTCTTTATACTCAAAGGCCTACCATACAACCATCCATTGCCACCCATATTCATAGGTCTGGCGATAATGGTACGTTTGCCATCAACTGCAATCCATTCCTGAACAGTCTCAAAAAAACTGTAATAAGGATTTGATGTCAGATGCTCACGAAAACCACTTTTGCAAGAATACTTGCAGCACAGGATATGGCGTATCACTTGGAAGTTACCTACAACCTGTAGTATATCCATGTAGATTTCCTCTCTATTCTGACTTTTTCGACTTGCCTTTACGTCCAGCTTGTGGTGACAATAAGGGCATTCGGTCTTATCACCCAAAAGGATAATGCTCAATTCGCTATTATCGGTGTTTATCCATATTTTCCCACATTCCGAACACCAAAGTTCATCCTTGCATTTATGTGCCGTATGAGCAAACAGATGTTCTTTGGCCCACTCTTTGGGAGAATCAGATATTTCACCCAATTTTGCACTCAGATCGGCGACTTCCTTTTGCAATTTAGTACGCGGTTTCATAGCTTTATTAATGGTTTACACAGTTCAACTACTCGTTTACAATCTTTTACATCGAACATTCCTATGTGGCATATTTCACGTGGTATTCCTAATTGAATGGATAACCACAAATAGGCCTTATTTCTATTTGAGGTATTGGGAATATGCTCTTTCCAAATCTTATTGATAAGATTAGTCTTGGCTATCTGGTCGAAATAGAAATGGGCATCTTTCTTAGCTTCTCTAAGTTCCGCATTCGCCAAACGCCCTAATGCTTGGTCTGTACCTTTATGAACTCCAACATAAGCCCTGCAATCACGACAGAGGTAAATCATACCATAAGAACGCCCATAAATAACAGAACTATCCACATACTCGGTAGGATTACCACAATAGGGACAAATCTTACCTGATAAAACATCATCCATAACTTTAGAACAATGACATCTGTTGTACTTCCGTTGCCTCTTTCTTTCCTCGTGATGGCTTTTTCTTGAGCAAAGCATATTGCTCTTCGGTAAGACGTTTAATCGCTTCCTCACGAGCCCTCTGTTTATCTTCTTCGGTCAACTTCACCGGTTGGGGTAAAGTGGAAGCTACAGTTCTTGTACCGGCAGATAATTTGTTGACTTTGATGTCGTCCTCGTCGTAATAGTGTACAGCCATACCGAACACCTCGTTATCGGAAATGCATACGGCATTGCCCAGCTTCTTGGCTTCACCCATGATGTAAGAACAACACTCGTCCAGATTCTTGTTTTCTTTTGCGTAGGACTTAGCGAACAGTTCGTCAGTCCCGGCACGTTCATCAAGATAACTCTTGATAGCTTCTTTGAAAGTTTTGTTTTCCATAATTGCGTTACAAATAAGTTCTTAAACAATAGTCCGCTATCCAGTAGCAGACAAAATAAAAAGCGGCATACGCTGCCAGAATTGACAGAATAGTCGCTATCAGTTTTATGTCTTTCATCTTAATTTGAGTTTTGCCCGTAAGTCGTCGGGTGGTTGGTGATTCCGTTCCACAGGTACTTGCCGCCGCTCCTGCGCCTGGTTATTACGTTTCCGGATGATTATATCCAACTCATCCGACCGCTCTTTGAGGAACTTACGGAAAGCCTCGCCAATGGTTATCGTGTCGAAATAGCCGTAGAATTTACCGTATCTGCCCAACTTGAATCGGGCGACAAATAGAATGAATTCGGTCAACTTGATGTAGTGATACTGCCTTACAAACAGGTTTGAGAACTCGTTCAAAGCTTTTTCATCGGCACTCTCTTTCGTGGCAGAGGCAAAATCAATAGTCAGTAGCTGCGTCTTTGCCCACAAAACCGAGGAGCCGTCACCGTACATCTGTTCAAGGTCTGACAACGTGGGAGACTTCTCGCTGTATGCTTTATCAAGGTCGGCAAGAAGTATCGGCTGGAGCGATGTCGAATATGCGGCAGAGGCTTGGCTAAAGGTCGGGTATCTCTGCTTGATGGCCGACAACATCACATCCCTGCTCGATGGCCGCGTACTCCGCAATGAGGTTTCTTGCCTTTGCTGCCTTATCAGCATCCCGACCGTTTTGTCCTTGGGTTTCTGTTTTTCCATTGCCTTGCTGTTTTTTTTCGATTATCCAAAGATTGGCCCGGCTGTCCCAACGTTCAACCTTGGCACCTGTAGCCGTTTTCCAACCAAGCCCGGAGAAATGATTGTAGAAAATATCCGCTTGCAATTCCCAGTCAGGAAGTTTGCCCCGAAAATACTCTTTCACTTCTTCGACGGTCGGTGGTATAAACTCTACTTTGGTTTTAAGCAGCTTCTTTTTCGGTGGTGGCTCCGGTGGGAATAACTCGCCAGAGTTATTTTCCCCCATAGGTTTCTGTTTATGTTTCTGTTTATATAAAGGGTTACCATTTACGTTACCGTTTATGTTACCATTTACGTTACCACTTTCGTTACCATTTTTGTTACCGTCAGAAACATAAAGTATCTGATAAAAAGCTCCGTTTGCCCGTTTATTCCCTTCTTTGAAAGAAATCAATCCTTTTTGCTGGAGTTTGTTGCGCAGGTCACAAATTGTTTTGCGAGAGATGCCGAGTTCAAGCTCCACATTCCTCGACGGCAATTCGAACGGATTAGTCCAGTTTCTCGAGTTACATTCTTTCAGCAAATAGAAATAAAAATCTGCCTCGTAACTTGTCATCGGTCTAATACGCCTCACAGTCCAAAAGTTATTGACTAATTCAATATAATTCATCGTAGATAGGAATTAACCTCGTTCATAAAATCTTGAAGAGAACGGCAGATAACGTATTTATTTCGATACTTTTCCGCTTCTCTCTGCCATTCAATTTGTTCCTCTCTCTGTTTCCCCATCGGAGTTTTCATTTCTATACAGAGAGACGCAAAACCTTTCTTAGGGACAAGAAGTATCAAATCGGCAACGCCGCGTAAAACACCTTCGTATTTCATTTGCGCACCGGTACGGGCATCGCGTTTCCCACCGTTAGGAACAGCGAACAGCATGCGACTCAAAAACGGATATTGATGCCGGAACCAAGTCAGGCAGCTATGCTGTATCTGGCTTTCTGATTGTGGTGTAGTTTGTTTCTTTCTCATAATCTACCTTTGAATAAGTCCATAGCCATATCTACTACATTCTCCTTTACTACATCATCAGTTCCGGTAACTCCGTTAGCTATACCCTTCTTCCGCTGAATGACATCATACATATATTCATCAATGGTATTTTTACCAAGGAAGTAGTAACAGTTAACGTTATTTTTCTGTCCGTTACGATGTGCCCGGTCTTCAGCCTGTTCGCAATCGCTGAACGTCCATGGGAACTCAATAAAGGCCACACGACTGGAAGCGGTCAAAGTAAGCCCCGTACCACCCGATTTGTAGTTCAGAATGATAAGTGTACAATCCGGATTGTTTTGAAAAGCATCTACAGCTATCTGTTTCCGGGTAGCATTATCTTCACCAGTAACCGTTACTGCTTTGGGAAACATCTTTTTCAGTTCCATTACTACCTCTTTCAGATAAGCAAATACTATCAGTTTCTCTCCCCCATCGATAACGTCATGGATAAATTCGGCAGCCGCCTTGATTTTTCCACGAGCGGAAATAGCTTTCAATATACCCATCCTTACCATTACCTCGCCGCGCATGGACTTGGCAATCTTCTCGTCGTCCGCATTCTTATAAATACGCAGATATTGAATAAGGTCGCTTTCTGCTTTCTCATATTCCAACCGCGTAGTGATATCCATCTCGATATACTGGCGTGTCTTATCCGGAAGTTGGGTCAACACCTTTGCCTTCTCCCGTCGGAAAAAGCAGGTATTCCAAAGGCGCCAGTTTAATTCTTTCAGATTAGATGCTTTCTTCGGTCCGTTACAAAAGCGCTCGGTAAATGTCTTATACCCACCGAAATCTTCCAAACGTCCCATTATCTTAAGTTGTTGTATAAGGTCAGTATTATCATTCACTACCGGAGTTCCTGTCAACTCAAGAATGAAATCCTTACCTTTGCAGATGCCCTCAACAAACTTACTTTGCTGGGTCTTAGTAGACTTACATTTATGAGACTCATCAATAATGACCGATTTGAAAAGCGTTATGCGAGGATCAAAAATGATTGACTTCAGCGTAAACCGCGTATCATTCTTCACATCCAATACGAAGAACTTTTTCAGCGACTCATAATTAGTGATGAAAATATCACAGCACTTGGTTTCAATGAAGCGTTGCCACGTATTTTTATTCTTATCATCAAGTATAAGAGCCTGTTTCCCGGCAAACTTCTTGAACTCACGTTGCCAGTTTATTTTCAATGCAGCCGGACATACTACAAGACATGGATAAGATTGCGCTATTGTTACCGTACCTATCGCCTGTAATGTCTTACCAAGTCCCGGCTGGTCACCGAAGATGCACCGTTTATGTTCTAATGCATAAGCGATACCCTCTTTCTGATAATCGTATGGTTCAAGAAGTAGCCCATGAGGTACGGCCAATTGCGGCATTGGAGCAATCTCAAAACTTATATCAGCTTTTCTTTGCTCCAACCGCTGTACTGATCCGCAATAACCATATTGCACCGCCCAATTCGCCATGGTGTTGACATACCATTCATCGGCAAGATCAACCCACCAGGCTTTTTCATTAAAGAGGTAAGCTCTCTTTGCATTGGCCTTGACTGACGGAATGTTCTTCACACATTTTATCAGCATCGGATGATACATGAATTTAAGTTTGAAGCCGTCTGGATATTTGGTGATACAAAAAGGTGCTGCCATAATTAAGCTGCCGTTTCTTTGACTTTCTTAGTACGTGAATGACGCGGTTTCACTTTCTTACCGTCCACAATCAAAGTAGTACCGGTCTGTTCCGCCACTTGTTTGAGGAACTCGTTAGCTTCCTCCTCAAAAGTAGCGTCCCCCACTGGGTCAGCCCCTATATCAGTCGGGGTACTTTCATCAAATGGAAGTTCCTGCTGAACTACTGCCCATTTCTTTGCGGTCAGATACTGTTCTACTTCATAATTACAAGCATCAATGGCTTGCTGCAACTCAAAGGCGTGTTCGTATTCCTCGTTCTCATTGTTGAACATGGTAAACGGTGCAATGAGATTGAGCACCTTTTTACTTTTTAAGAAACGTTTACCGACTAAAGTAATCCCGATATTATCATCGGAACCACCAATTGTATAACCGGTAACCTCAAATGTTGAAAAGATTTCTTCCGGCAATTCATCTATGGAATCTTTGCCGTCAGCTTCCTTTTGTTCGCAGAGGAAAGCAAGGTGAGGGATAAGTTCATCAAATGCAGCACGTAAATCCTTATGGATAAGATTCTTTCCCTCAACGGTTACATTATCCTCATTCTCGTTCTTAAAAGTGGCAACAAGCGTGTTGTCTTTCGTTATTTTTGCTTTTGTGATATTCATTTTTATCTCCTGTCTTGATATTCGTTGATAAATTCGTTATAGTAACGGTCAGCCGGAAGAGGGAGTGTTATTCCCAGTTCGGCAGCGGCATCAGCCTGGACTTTATTCAAAAAGTCTGTCATCTGCACTGTATTGAGTTTCGATGTGCTTCCGGCAACAACCGTTTCTTTGCCTTTGATATAGGAAGTTCTCCTCAGAAATAGGTTGCAGTAGTAATCGTGTATATCCTGCTTATCCGTTCCGGTTTCCTGCTCGATGCAAGTGAACCAAAGCCACATGAGCGCATTTTGCGATAGTGTACGAGGCTCTGTGAACCGTTCGATTTTTACACGATACCGACCATTACGAAGCTGGGAACACATGAAATCAAAGGATTTGCTTATGTGTACTTCGCCGTTAACCTTTTCAAGAATTGCTTCCTGTGCCATTACTCTAACCCAAATATTTTCTTATCCGTAATAAACTCCCGATTTACTTCCAGAAATTCTATGAAATGCTCACAATGAGCGGTCAACAGTTTAACCGTCTGTTCATGGTTATAGGTGTAGTATTCCGGATATTGCGTTCCGCTGATTAGCGGTGTACGACTCGTACCGCCCTTCAACTGATAAGCAGTGTACTCAAAAGCTTTCACACTCTCCATTTGACCGGAAGCAATCAGGCAGTAAGGATATACATGCCGCTGCCAGCCATGTTCATACTTGCCGAAATCATATTTGGATGTTGATTTGATGTCATAGACAGTATCTCGGAGAAGTTCGTCTATAAACCCGTAAAGTTCCACATCACCGTAACGGGTGGAGATAATGGCAGAGACAAAGACCTGAGACAATGCACCGGCAAAATATCTCGACTGCTCGATACACCATGCTCGGTCAAACAAGAAATGACGGGCAGGCGCTATATCCGTAGCCGGAAAATCAACTTGGATAATGTTGGTTTCTTCATCACCGATAATGGTATATGGTTCTCGTTCATTTGGAATATGCTTTTTCCTATGGATATAACAGTCTATAATAGCATTGAATGCCGTTCCTTTATCAGCCGCTTCACTCTCAAATGGAACGCGGTTTATCGCATCAAGCAGAGTTTGCTTGAGCTCCGCCTCAATCTCTTCGGGGCTTTTCTTGTATTCCTCCGTTTCATTGTCGACATTCCAAAAACTTTCAACCTGTTCATCCGCCCGCAGATACTGCTCGAACTTATCAAGCAGCGACGGGTAAAGTCTGTACTTAGGCGGCTGGTTCATACTTCTTGCTGAGTTTATTAAATTTCAACCCGAGTTGCTTACATTTCTCATTAAGCATCATACCGGCCCGTACCTTGCTGTCAAAGATATGGTTCATACCCGCAATCGCTTCCCGTACCTCATTAGCCGACTGCATATCAGTCACCTGCTCCACCATATCACGAATAACTTCAAGAAGCTTATCATATTCGGAAGACAACTCAGTTTGCTTTGTTTGATATTCCTTGTAAGTATTAATGATGTTCGTCATAAAATCATTCTTTCCCGTAACAGTACCAGACGCATCAATGATAACAGGTATCTTTATACGTGAAGAGAGATTACAAGTATTCTTACCATAGAACTTCTCGCATGGGTCAAAGGAAATTGTTCTATCCTTGCCAATGGCTTCCATGTAGCCGACTAAATCCAGTTCCTTAATCAAGTCGCCGGCAGATGAACCGCCAATCTCCGGGCGTATCTGTTTTTCATCACCGACTTTCTCCTCCCGTTCATGAGCAACGAAGATAACAGACTTACCCATGAGGGTAACTTGATTTACAAAGCTGATGAACATATTCTTTCGTACCCCATAGCCCTGCAAGGAAAGAGTACCGTCAGCCTTCTTCATTTTCGGATTGGCTGCCATGATAGCCTTATCCATGAAAGAGAGCATCTTTCCGGCAGTGTCAATCACAATTGTGTCGAACTCCTGGATCTCCTCGGAAGCAAGTACTTGGTTCGTTTCATCCCAGCTTGTAATTTGGACAGTGGGTACGCGATGAGCAGCATTGACGCGATGAATACCACCGTCATAATCAAACAGCACAGGGTTCGGGGCTGATAATGCCAATGTCGTTTTTCCCATACCCGGTTGTCCGTAAATCAGTGCTGACAATGTAGTCTTAACAGTCAGCTCGTTAGGTTTCTTGATCAAACTCATAATGATAAAATTTATGTGGTTAATAAAAAATGTCGTGGAAGTTGACGGACTCGAACCGTCAGTCTCCTCGAATGAGGCGTGTTAGCCATTACACCGAACTCCCGAATAAAAAAGGTGTACTATCTTCACAGACAGAACACCTCAGCACAACCAAATAAAAATACTAAACTATATCTGCCCTCGCTTGGGCATTGCTCCCGGATAGGCGGCCAAGCCACACCGGGAAGGGTAGTTAACAAGATAGTTTAAAGTATAAAACTCAAATAGGGGCATTCTCCCTACGACGTCCTTTTCGTCGGCATTATTGGTTAAACATAAAAAAGCTTGTAGGTAATGTGGGACTTGAACACCACGACCTGTACATGAATGAAACCTTTAAATAATACCATGACAAATTACCAACATTAAATAATCATGTACCGCTCTACCTGACTGAGCTAATTACCCGTTTCTGCCTGCTATATCTTCACAGACCATGCAGACAGCAATCTAACTAAATAAGTTTTGTGTAATGCACTTCCTCCGCTGAGGTTCATATCTTTATTATCTTCTTTAATACTTTGTGATAGAACCAAACAGAATACACTATACCAAAAAGATTAACAGTATAGTTCCAGTCCCCTGTTACCGGATCAACATCATTGAACATTGCCAAACAAGGCAAAGCCAATATATTAAGCAATAGCACGTTGAGAATTATTCTTTTCATGGTTTCTTCCTTTTCTTACTTTTGCAAAACTCAATACATCTGAAGCATTGTAATAACTTCTCCCATTAGGTTTGTACTCAACTCTCACTCTTCGAGAACTTACCAAAGTTTTCAATCTCCCCGGGCCACCTACTATTCTTTCTGATTCCCTCTTAGGAAATGTACGCTTATCCATGATGGTAAGTATATCTGCCAACCTTGCCTCCGCTGTCCCATCAATCAACATAGAACTGCGTAAATCACCGTTTACCTCATATATCATGCTGCCAAAAAATTAAAATTATTATTACTCCGTCCCCCTACTCTTATATAGCGCATTGTAGTCCGCACTCGTGAGGGCGTTTTCATTCTCCGCATATCAATATCATTACAAGTTATTTGCATTACTATGAAAAGAATGGAGAATAAAAACTCAAGTCCATGCTTCCGTAACTCATTCAAATCGAAATTGCGTTTCAGCCTGCCGCAAATCATATACAGAAGCAATTCAGTATCTTTGGATATGCCTAACTTTCGATAGATAGTCCGCTTCTGTGTCTTGATAGTCCAAACAGACTTGCTCAGATTGTCGGCCACTTCTTTGTCAGCAAGTCCCTTGCAATACTCATTTGCAACAAGCATTTCCGCCGGAGAAAGGGAAACCATCACGCAACCCTTTCTACATCAAAAAGACCTTTTTTCTTATCAATGTCTCCTACTTTCCAATCTGCATCTTCTACGCAAAGTTCCAATCTCAATCGGGGAATCAATGTACCTTTGATAGAATTGTAAGCTTTCACCGGGAAAGTAAGAATATCTCCTACTTCCATATCTCTCAAAGCCGGCGTGTAGTTTTCTGTGATTATTTTCTTTTTCATTGCTATAAAATTTTAATGATTAATATTTGAGTTCTCCCGAACCAATTCGATTGGTAGCATCACGCTTTATTCGGGAGATTTACTTAACTTTGAAGTGTCAAATCAAAAAATTAAGTAAATATGAGTTGGGAAAGAAATCTAATTAGGTTATATATGCGTTCTCTGGATGAACAAACCGAATGGGTATTCAAAATACAAACAACGCTTTTAATGGTAGCCTCAACCACCTTTGCGGTAATCATTTCTTTAAGCAGTCCTTCAGAGGACAGTCTTTGCAACAAGGTTCTCCTTGTGACTGCAATATGCGTAAATGCACTCTGTATCCTTTTCTCTGGAATATCTCTATACGAGAATAGAGTGTTGAGCAATCAAGCTGTGCGCACCTATCGGGAATACCTAAGAAAATATCATAACGGGGAATTACCGCACGGTCAAGCTTACGTATATGAAAGCATACCAAGAAGAAGGATTTTCGTATTTTGCGAAAAAGGCTCGTATGTTTCATTCCTGCTGTTTATCATCGCATTGGTTGCGTATACTATTGTAAGGAGTTTCTGTTAATTATTCCTCATGTTACGAAGTATCTTTTTAAAAACCCTCCAACAAAAGTATAGTACAAAGGGAAACAGTACCATTTGAACGATAGTCTGTATCACATAATTCACAGACAAGGCATCAATTGCATACTCAATTGGTGAATCCTTAATGTAATCTATTATTTCATTCATTTTCTCTCTATTTTTAATTAATATTCGTGCCCCGATAAACTCTCTCAGTTCTTCCCACCGGAGTTATCAGCTACTATACTTCACTGCATAACCGTTCGGGGCATGTCGACTTCTTTATTTTACCCCACCACAATCAAGGACAAGTCTACTATCTGTTTACATGGGTATGCTTCGGAGTTCCTGTACCTTTCTCAGTACGAACTGCGGCAGATTTCACCGGGACTGCACCCGTAACCCTACTCAAGTCTGCTTCTGCTGTCACCAGTTCCAAGTCTTTCGGGGTGTGTTGTTGCGGAGTATCGCCTCTCCTGCCCGAATGTCGAGCTCATATCAGTTCTCTATCTCCCATCAAAGGGTAGGCTCAAAGACCGGATAGAGAAATTCGGCGTAACGCATCACCGAATAGGGAAAGCTGCCCGGTGAAGGGTAAAGTGTTCGTTTGCCATTACGAACCCTCGCGGCTTTTGTCACCGGTATAGCACTGACCTTTTCTGCAGCTTTGTTTATATTATCTCCAAGAGCTATCGTAGCTTCTTAAAGTGGGATTCAAATCAATCATAGCCTGTCTGAAATTATTAGCCGATTTCGGGTAATCTTGATACTTAGGAGCAATCTGTACTTTATATTCATCCATTTTCAGATGAGCATCACACCAAGCCGTTTTTAAGGCGCTTGAAAGAGAGTAATTGTAATTACGCATATATACATAAGCTCTCTGCATAATTGCTCTTCTGTTATACTTGCCATTCTTTACCAATTCATAATCTCTTTTTTTCATTGTCTTACTCCTTTTTAGGTATGTAAATAATTTGGTAATCTCACTCAAACTTCGCATCTTTGCTGTTGAAGTCGTTGTTGATGTTGCAAAGATACTAACAGTTAGTATAAATACAAACTTTCACCAGTTAAAAGTTAGTTTATTTACAACATTTAACTAACTGTTAGTATATTCAAATATGGAAGCTTGGGAAAGAGTTGAATTAATTATTGAAAAAGAAGGCTTGAATAAGAATTCATTCAGTAAAGCTATTGGTATATCTAATAATGTAACTATCACCCGCATTATTAATGAGCATCGTACACCTTCACGTGCAACATGTGAAAAGATAGTTAGTGCATTTCCTATATATAATTTAGAATGGCTACTAACCGGCGAAGGGGATATGCTTACCGATACCCAATCCCAAACATTCCACTCCAACGCCCGTCAAGTAGATGACCTAAGCTATATGAATGTGCCTGTTATACACATCAAAGCACAATGCGGTTATCTTGCCGGATACGGAGATGCTGAATACATAAATACCCTACCGACAATGCCGGTTATTGTAGACCAAACTTATCACGGAAAATACCGCATATTTGAGGCAGAAGGCGATAGTATGGATGATGGCAGCCGTAATTCTATCTGCGACGGGGACAAGCTACTTTGCAGGGAAGTAAGACGTGATTTATGGCTCCCTAAGCTTCATATCAACGACTGGTATTTCGTCATCGTACATCGAACAAAAGGAATATCCATTAAGCAAATCACAGCGCAGGACGATAGCGGAAATATCACTTGTCATTCACTAAATGAACTATTCAATGATTATACCGTCAATCTTGACGATGTAGTAGAGATATATAATGTAATTAAGGTTGTTGAACGTAGCATGAGATTATAATATCAATCTAAAAATAAATACTATGGATTTTAAAGACACTATTAAACAGCTCGCAGATAGAATCGAAAAGCTGAAAGATAACATTCAGACAGAAGAAGCAACTAAAAATGCTTTCATCATGCCTTTTATTAATGCTCTCGGATATGATGTATTCAATCCTTTAGAAGTACTCCCCGAAATGACATGTGATATTGGAACCAAGAAAGGAGAAAAGATTGATTATGCCATCATGAAGGACGACCAGCCTATATTGCTGATTGAATGTAAGCATTGGAAACAAGACTTAAACCTGCACGACAACCAATTGCTACGCTATTTCAACGTATCAAAGGCTAAATTCGGACTTTTAACCAATGGGATTATCTACCGCTTCTATACAGATTTAAAAGAACCCAATATAATGGATGATAAACCATTTTTAGAAGTGGATATTACAGACTTGAGGGATAATCAAATCGAAGAATTGAAAAAATTCCATAAGTCATACTTTGATGTGGACAATATTCTGAACTCAGCCAGTGAATTAAAATATATGGGAGAACTAAAAGCTATCATACAAGAAGAATTCTCCTCTCCTAGCACTGATTTCGTAAAAATGTTTGCTACAAAAGTTTATGAAGGTAGAATGCTTCAAAACATAATAGATCAGTTCACACCTTTAGTCAAACGTGCCATCTCTTCACACATCAACGATATTATTAACGAACGGTTGAAAGGGGCTTTAACTGTCAACGACTCCAATCCCGAACCTGTACAGTCCAAACAGACAGACACTTCATCCGAAGACAATCAGGAGGAAAATCATTCTGAATCAAAAATTGTAACCACAGAGGATGAACTTGACGCTTATCGCATCGTCAAGGCTATTTGCCGGAAGAAAGTGGATATATCTCGTATAGTATATCGTGATGCACAGACTTACTTCAGTATATTACTTGACAACAATAACCGAAAACCTATTTGTCGCATGTATTTCAATACAGCTACTAAATATGTAGCTACTATTGATGAAAATAAGAAAGATGTGAAGCATACAATTGAAAGCTTAGATGACATCTTTAATTATGAAGATGATTTCTTTAAAGCAATTGATATGTATGAACACAAAGATTGATGTTGTTTTATAATGGTGATTTAGAAATTATGGCAAAACCAACATTATTCATTGGTTCTTCTGTTGAAGGGCTATCAGTTGCAAGAGCTATTAAGGCCGAATTAGACTTTGATATGGACGTTACAGTGTGGAGTCAAGGAGTATTCAAACTATCTCATTCGCCATTAGAAGACTTGAGCACAGTACTTGAGAACTCAGACTTTGCATCCTTCGTTTTTCTCCCTGAAGATAAATTAGAAATTAGAGGTGAAGAGAAAGCAACTGTACGTGATAATGTAGTCTTTGAGTTAGGCCTATTTTATGGGAAATTAGGACGTGATAAAGTTTCATATGTAATGCCTCGTGGATACGACTTACATCTTCCATCTGATTTAACAGGTGTTACAGGAGGAACTTTTGAATATCCTAATACCAATATGCAAGCAAGTGTTGGAACATATTGCCAACAAATAAGAGAACAATTAAGTAGTTTAAGAATAACCTTCCCAGACAAAGGTAGATTTAGCGATAACATATTAAAAAACAACACCCATGAAGTATATGGAAAGCATATAAGTTGTAAAGCGTCAATCCCTAAAAACAAAACTTTAATTATTGAATTTCAAAGAATAGATACAGAATTTGGCTTTAATGTCGCCGCAATGGGAGATTGGTTCATAGACTATGAACTCAGTCATGATAGAACTACTTTTGCAAAGATTGTAGGACCTGCCGAATCGGATATGTGTCTTAGTATTCAAAAAGGAGGTAGTGTAATTATAAAAGCATACGAAAATGATACATCTAATCTTCTATTTACTAAAACGGTAAAAATATCGCTATGACCCCAAATATTACTCAGTGTTCATCTCTACGAACAAGTGAATTATACTGCTCTCTCACTCCAACTTGCAAAGGCTGGGGGTGTCGGCTCCTCGGCACCCCCATAGAGCAACTACCGACCACTGACAGAGAGAAAGCAAAATTATTTTCCAAAGTGTATAGGGAAGCAAAAAGTAAGGGCGTTCTTGAATGCCCACATTACCGCTCTTTATTCATTGATGAAGTGCTCGAAAATATAAATCGAAGTAACGTAACATTACAAAATATGAACTGATTTTTCTCATTTATTGTCGGACATCTATTTCAGCCAACTTGCAAAGAAGTGATGCACAGATTACAACTGCATTTCCAATACTATAAGTCTAGTTTAGTTTTTGTGTAAAGCACTTCCTCCGTAAGCGAACGTTGGAAGTGCTTTTACATTATGGTATATTCTTTATTCAGGCATCTTCTCAAAGTGCCTTTTCTATTGCAGCTTTAATCAGCGGTTCCATGACATCATATCCCTCACCCGTCGGATGAACGCCATCTTTGGTATAGCGGGAGTTTAAAGCCTTGTTGTCGGCAGCTACCATTGCCTGATAATAATCAACAAACGGTATTTTGTTGGCCTCTGCATATGCTTTTATGCGGATATTCAGAGCTTGGATTTTTTGCGGAGCATCCTTTATTTCCATTCTCCACTTAAAGGCGGCGGCAGGAAGTACCGAGGTCAATATAACCTTTATTTTATTGACTTTAGCAAGTTCCACCATAGACACGATATTGCCAAAGGTATAATCCTCATTATACGGATTCGTATTTTCTGCCACATCATTGGTTCCGGCGTTAATGACCACCAAAGCCGGAGAAAGATTGATCACATCTTCCCGAAAACGTAACAGAAATTGATATGAAGTCTGCCCGCTAATGCCGCGACCAATATATCCATTCGTTTTAAAGAAATCCGGATGAGTCCGCACCCAGCCTTCCGTAATAGAGTTGCCTAGAAAAACAACCCTTTTCTCCTTTTTGGCTGGTTTTGGCAACATTGCGTTTTCTTTGGAATAGCGAGCCAAATTTCCAAAATCTTTCTTCTGAGCACAAGCCTCCCCTATTGAGAGACAACAACTGATAGCTGCCAGCAATGCCCACTGGCCAATTCTTTTTCCTAGCAT